TTTATAATACAAAACATTTAAGATATGAGATAAGTAAGCAAGGATTTAGAGATTTAATTTCAGCACAGCTTGAAAAAGCAAACAGAAGTGTGTGAAGGATGTGCATCGCTGACATAGTCTGTGAGCAGGACTGCTCTGAAAGTTAGTTCACGATTTCATGAACTCGCACAACTTTTCAAAGATTGCATCTGGCTTGCCAACAGCAAACACGACATTGCCTGATTCAAGGATCAGTTCAGTATAATACTTCTTGTTCTTTGCGTTCTTCGGAAGTAAGCAACAAGGTAGCATCCCTACTATTGGATCGTTGACAATGTTCAGGTAAGCAATGTCAACTTCATACCCATCTACCATACCCATGTTGCTCATGCGTATCCGCTTCAACACATCGTCTTCGTCATCTTCATTGTCAACATTTTCATACTGTTGTAGCGAAGATGTAATTGCGTAGATTGTCTGTATCTTAAACCAGTTGTCTGTCATAACGATAGTAACATATCAATCAGATTCTGTTGTGGACTACAATCAACCTTTCCCTTCAATACGTTGGTGTGTGTCCACATTCCATGCTTGTTGGTACACATCGCCACATCCATCACATCAAAGGCATCTGCACCCTTTTTTTTGATTAACTCAACCAACCCCTTGCGTGGATCAATGGCATCTCTGTTTGCTATGAATAGAATCAATGCTTTCAAACTAACTAACTGCTTATCTGAATACTTGTGCCAATGCTGAAATCCTCTGAATGCTTTTGTGAGCTTTACTGTCTGGTCCTCCGGTACTGGTAGGTTGACATAGTTCTTACCCTTGACCACCTGACCAAAACTACAAATCTCAATGCCTACTGAATTGCGGTGCATAAGACTGTTGCCTGTTCCAAGATGCCAACCATAGTTACCTGATGGAAATGCCTGTGCAATTACCCCATCATAAATGTGTTCTTTCTTCTTTATGTTCTGACCACCTAACACGAATTCAGTTGCTATCTGCCCCCTCGTATCTCTATTCCATCCATCTATTGTACCCATTGGATTGTCCCATCCTGCTGTGTGGTGCAGGAATATCCATTCTTTCTTTCCACTACCGACAAGGTACTGTGCCTTGTCCATGAAGTGTTCTTTGATTTGAATTTTATTTGCTTCCATCTTTGTGTTGTATTATCCACATTTACTTTAAATCTGTGGATAGAAATCCACACAACAATCTTACTTATAAATCTTACCTTTGATTATCTTTAAATTTTCAAGCTCATACTCACCTGTCTTCAAGTTCATTTCGCAAAACGCAAAACCAAGATTCCATTTGTTAATTGGCATCCATTGTGGATTCATACCACACAAGCAACCAACTGACTTGGTGTTTATGATTTCCCCACCAAAGGTGCTTTCTGTCGCTTCTGATGTGCGATGGAAGTGACCGACAATAACATTGTCCAATGTCTTTAAGAACACACCACGTGCAGGATTAACCCCACCACCACCTGCAAGTTCATGACCATGCAACACATTTAACTTACCAATCTTAATCGGTTTCTTGTCCTTCACCATGTCGATGCCAAGTTCACCCAATTTAAGCAACACATCAAGTTGGAATTCTGTGCAGTCAAATATTTCTGGTGCTTTCACATACAACCATTTCTCCCACCTCTCATCGTGGTTGCCTTGCTTATAAACTATCTTTGCCTTTGGGAAGTGTTCTCTCAATGTAGTGAGAAACAATCGCACCGCATCAAATTCCTCCTTCACGCTTCTGGCTCGGAAATCTTTCTCATGCCTACTGATAGTTGCAAAGTCAATCAGATCACCATTGATAAGAATGCAGGTCACTTCCTTCTGTAACCCATAATTCAAAGCAAGTTCTATTGCCTCGTTGTGTTGGTATGGGAAGTGCAAGTCACTTATGATAAGTGTGCGTGACTGGTCAATCACATAAGGTGTGTAATCTTCTGCGTGAGATTCTGGCAAGTTGAATGGATTCTTACTCCCTGCTTCTTTGAACATAGACTTGTCTTTTATAAGCTCACGATTTCTCTTGCCTCTCTGACCTCTATTGTATCGGATCACGCTTCTGCAATGTTCGACATCTGTAAACAGAACAGAATTCTCTTTATAGATTTTCTTCGCCAATGTAAGAGTAGGCACATCAGGAAACTTTTTCAGGTAAGATTCGACAACCTTACCTGAAACCTTTTTCTCATTACGCATTGAAACCAATGAACTCTAATACCTGCTCAATGGTTATTGCCTTTGTAAAGAATGCGTAAATGATAACAGCTATTCCAATGATTTGCACTGCAATAGAAAGCCAGTTGTGTGTCAATGGCTTTGCTGAATCTTTTGCGTTGTTGTCAACAGTTTCTTTTATAGATTCGCCGATTTCAACAACTGCATTTCCGAATGGAAGTGATTTGATTGCACCTCGCAAAATTGGTTTAAGAAATACAAATACTTTTTTTAGATTGTTTTTTTTCGTTGCCATTTTATTTTGTTTTAGTTTAGTTATCCTAATGTATAAAAGATTTCGCAATAAGGAACTATTGCCATTGCACTTGTATCTGCATCAGATACCGCACTTGTTATTGCCACGCACATTGCTGTGTCGAAGTATTCAAGTCCAATTTCTTCTGCACTGATGAATGTCGCTGCGTTCTGTTCGCAAAGTATTGTCTTCACGATTGCTGTTGTACCTACTGTTGCAGATGTCGCATTGTAAAATTTCAAGAATGCGTGTGAAGTAGCACCAACATTTGAATTGATGACATTGATGCCCTTTAAAACTACTGGGACACTTGCTACTTGTACTGCTGAATTTGTCAATGCTGTGTTGCGATAAACAGCAGGAATCTTACCTGCTCCTTTGATTGTTGTGATTGCCATTTGTTTTAGTTTTTAGTTTTAGTTTATTTTATTTTAATCCGATTATATGCAATAGTTTATCCCAAAATACAATGAAGATAGGTGTGCCAACTGCTATGCCTCCAAGAACTTTATTCCTAAACTTCTTGTCGTTCTCAATGTAGTCTGAATGGTTTTTAACTTTATGCACCAACCCATCCTGCTCTGCTTCTTCATCACCAAGTAGCACACGTTCAATGCGTTCTACTCGCTTGTCAATGCGATGTATGGCTGCTATAATTTTATCGTCATCACTCACGTTCATTACATTTTATTTATTCTGTTTTTTAACTCTAATATCTGTGCATCAGTTAACGAAGATATGTCAATATTTGACAAGTCAACCTTTGGCAAGTCAACCGCTTCAACCTTTGCAACTGGCAATGATGCCTCTATCTCTGCAACATCGTCTTCGTTCTCTGCAAAGAAGTAATTGATTCCATCACAATGCACTCTGATAAATTCAGATGGCAAAGGTGTGGTGTTGTAGTTTTCGTATTTTATAATTTTCATTATGCTATTTTTGTTAATGTTATTTTTGATTGAAAACCACTTGAAAATAAACCATAGATAGTTGATGTTTGTGTACCAAAACTACTTGCAAATTGCATACTTACAGTACCAGCAGTTGCTGCTGTTGTTATCAAACCACTAAATGTTAAATATGATGAAGTTACCACCCTATTATGTGCAGTAGCAGTTAACGTTCCGTTAGAACTTGCGACTTGCAGATATGTTGTTAATGATGTTCCTATCCCCGCATAACTAATTGCAGATGCTCCTCCTGCGGGTACAGTATTTCCAAATTTTACACCACCCGAAGCATTACATCCAATTAAATATGCACCACTAATATTATAGGTTGAATTTGCTTCCAATACAAATGTAGTCAGTCCAGTAATTGTTGATGCAGCACCCGATGTTGTGGTTACATTGGCAGTAACATAATACTCTTTTGTATATTCCCAAAAAGTTCCATTGTAGGTGCAAGTAGTTCCAATGGTTGTATCATACACCACATCACCGATTACTGGTGTCAATGCTTGTCGCTGTGCAGTTGTTAATCTATTTATTGTCAAACCACTTACCGCAGTAGATGTAAATGTCAATGCAGTTGCAGATGCACTCCCAAGTATCGGTGTTACTAATGTAGGTGAAGTTGAAAGTACAGTATTTCCACTTCCTGTTGATGTTGTTACTCCTGTGCCTCCATTTGCTACTGGCAACGCTGTGCCACTCAAAGTCACCGCTAATGTACCACTTGATGTGATTGGACTCCCTGAAACTGATAGGAATGTAGGGACTGATGCTGCTACACTTGTGACTGTTCCACTACCGCCACCCAATGCCACACCACCTGCTGTTACTCCATCACCCTTATACACACCGCCATTGGTGGTATCGTAAATCAATTCACCCACATCAGGTGTTATGCCTGTGCGTTGTGCTGTCGTTGCTCTTGGAATCTTTATCTGTCCCATAATTATACTCTTTGTCCTATATCTAAAATTTCACTACCTGTCATCCTATCGCCCAAGTCAACAATCTCACCACTACCTGCACCACCCCCACCACCACCACTCCCACCAAATGTGCCAAGCTGTGCGTAGGGTAAAGATGTCCATGCTGTAACCCCATCACCAATCTTTGTCTTGTACAGTCGGATAGTTCCACTTGTGAAGTAAGTATTGTTTTCAACACCTACCTCTGCCACCAACAACACAGGATTGAGTGCAGTCCATGTGGCTGCTGTTTCGTTCCTAATCGCATAAGGTGACTTCGTGATGTAACTCATTTAATATTTTGTTGGCTCGGTTATAAATGGAATTGCACACCTGTCATCTGCCTTGCGTAACTGAATGGCTGCCTTGAAACTCACACCGAAATATCTCTCTGGTGTGATCTCGTTAAAGAACGTAATATCAATGTCATCATCTTCACTCACATTGATGAATGTCCAGTTGTAGTCAGGATGTCGCAGTTGTGCAATCACATCTTCTGCTATCTGTGCTGTGTCTGAATACACTTCTGTGAACGCATCACTACCCCTACGCACTGAATCCACAATCCAAAAGGTGAATGAATACTTGGATGTGCTTCTTGTCCTTCTGATGGAATCTACCTGCACCCACAACTCAATAGGATTACTCACACCTGATGTGTAAAGGTCAGGCAACTCACCAAATTGAAAACCATGTATCTGCCTATGGTTTGTCGCAATGCTTTGCAGACTGCTTACTATCTGGTTTAATGTTGTTGTCGGTGTGGTTGCCATCTTTTATCTTTTCAAAATACAATTCTAACTTCTTCCCGTTATGGGACAATCTTCGTCGGCGGGAATCTTTCTTTTTCATCTGGTGATAATTTAGAATAACGTGTGCCTGTGTACCAACCTGTCTCGTAACTTGATGCCTTTGGATAGATTGTGTCTATTCCCGGTGTTGGTGGATTGTAGTAAGTAGGATATAGCTGTTGATTCTGTGCTAAATAATTAGTCAATCGCTGTGCAAACTCTTGTGCCTGATCAGAGAATTGTTGACGCATCCGATCAAGTATTGACAAGTCAACAGATGCTGAATTATCAGAACTCATTGTCTGCACTCCCTTGTCTCGTATCTTGTAGTTAAACACATGCAGTCCATTTGCCAACACCTCAAATCGATGTGCAGGTCTTAACTTTGTCAACACCGTTGCATTTAGCACACTTACTGTATTCGCTTCTATCTCTGTTTTTATCGTGGCATACAAACCACTTCCAAGCAATGGAAGGATTCGATACTCCTGCACATCAAAAATCAATGCAGCAAGTTGTTGCTGATCGTAGTTGTTGTCAATGTATGCCAACAATCTTTCATCCGTTGGCTTTAAAAATAACCCATCTATAATTGCCATACTATTTTCTTGTTGATCCTTTCTTAACTAAATTACTTTGCCATTCGTGTCTGCAATGTGGAACGTGAATAGTCGTGTCTGGTCGTGTATACCACCCTCCACGCATAAGCCAAACGGAACCGCCTACCTCATTGCTCATTGCATCTATTTTTGCTCTTGTGTATAATAGTTGTGCATCCATCAACTTCACGCAGAACTCTCGTGACACACCTCCCAATGCTAATGGTGGTGATTCAGGTGACAGCTCGTAGGAATACATTACTTCCAATTCAGGTTGATCTACATTTGCTCTACTGATTTCTGATTTTGTTGGATTGCTGATAATGATGTCACCTTCAATGCCACCCTTCGTGCTTATCTTTTCTTCTGCAAAGTTCATGTAACTTTCTTTCAGCTCATTCTCGTAGGCATCGAAGTTCATCCCTTCTGTGAATTTCAATGACTGCGATTTCAATATCTCGTAGTCTGCCTTTGGTGATCCACAAGCAAGAAACATCTCAATATTCGCCTGTGAATTAAAGTGTGCCTGAATGTTGGTTGTTTCTGTTGCTTCTGTTTCAATGCCTATCAACCCAAGTATCTGTGATGCTGACATAGAATCCAATATCTTTTGTGCTACCGCTTGTGGTAAAGAATTGAGTGCCTGTATCGTGTCAACAGTTTTCTGCGATGCGTTTGGAAGTGTGAATCCTAATGGCTGTACTGTTTTCAATCTCAAATCAACACCTATTTCAAAGTCACCAATGAACATGTTAACCATGTCTTCGATTAACTTCTGTCTTGGTATGATGTACATCTGATTGAACTCATTGTGTGCAATCTCAATCTCGGAACGCATACCCAATGCACCCTCTCTTGCTATGCCGAAAAGAATTGGATTCGCAAAGTGTGCTGAAAAGATTTTCGTTTCTGATTGTTTCGCTACCTCAATGTATTGCTTATCAATATCACTCATTGCAAGTGTCTGCACATCTGTTCCTGTTTCTTTGCTCATGGCAAAGTTCAACACTATGCGCTGACCTTTTTCGCCTGTCCACTTTTCAAGTATTCGATTCTCAATTTCTTCCTGCTTAATTTCATCTGGAATTCCATTATAAAAATTTATAATATGGGCGGGCACGAAACCATTTTTGATATTATGATAATGAAAATCAGAAAGTGCAATGTCAACATTTATCCAAATAACCGCACCACTGTAAGATGGTAAAGGATAGACTTGTTGGTTAGGATGGTAAACAGAAAAGTAATAAAGCTGTGACTTTTTGTTTGTCGCTTCTTTATCATACGCATCAAATACTTTGTAGTCTGGCTCTGCTTCTGGATTCTTATTCATCTTGCGATTACCAACCCCATCCAAAGTGTACCAACGTGATGTGTAATAATATTTCTTCTTGTCAGGACTGCTACGCACATTTGCAAAGTCAATGTAATTGATTGATGACAATGCACCACCCTTATTGTAGATCACCTCTGCTGCCATGCCATTGAACAGCTCTAAATCATTCGCCCACTTCTGTGATGCCTGATTCAAAGTTTCATTGCCGAAGTTCTTTGTCAAGAAATCATTTACCATTGATTGCTTCTGTACCGTTGCTGTGCGTGCATCGTAAGTCCATCCATTGCCAACAAGATACCTTACCTTCTGGTCAATGATAGTCTTGTGGTATGCACTCCTTGTGTATAGGTCAATCAAGTAATAGGGATAGTCATTGTACTGACCAAACAATACATAGTGCTTGTCTTTCTTTTCTACGAATGCAGGAAGGTCTTGATTGCCGAAGGTCAAGAATCTTTGTGATGCTGTTGGTATATTGTTTAATTCTGCCATACGAATTCTTCTGTATATGTGTTGTCAATGAATGAGCTTGTTGCTGTGGTTGTGCTTTTGAGTAACCCTGTTTCAACTAACGAAGTTGATAGTAACGGATTAAGATTTGATGAACTTGTTTGCTCGTAAATTTTGTATTGATATGTCCCTTCTACTAACTTCACCTGTCCTGACAATGGAATGGATGTGTTCGATTCAATTATAGTAAGTAGGTTGTACCTCGTTGTCTGTGTCGATGTATCTGGACATATAGCATAGACAAGTTCATTTGTTGCCAAGTTATTGAACACGACCAAGTAATAAGGTGATGCCAATGTTGTCTTTTCGGTAAGTGTGACTGGCACACTGTTAGATTGTAGTCTGATAATCTTCAACATATTAATATAAGTAAAGAATTGTCATTTGTACAAAAAAGAAAGTTTGGCTATTGCTAACCAAACTCTCAAACCTTACTCCACTATGAAAACAATTCTATGTTACTAAAAGTGCGTAGTTTGCTGAACTCATTGATGCTATTGGAGAAATTTCCATTCCTGTCCATGTTAATGAGTAACCGCTACGGTCACCATCTGCTGTGCCTGAATCAGACTCACCTGCACTCAAATCAAGTCCACGAAGATAACCTAACAACCAGATATTACCATTACGATCCTTAACTGCTATCTGAACTCGTGCTTGTGCGTAGTTCTGTAATTCGTTACGGAAAGATGCTTGTAGTTGGTTGTAGATGTACACCAAAGTTTCTGTATAGAACACTGTGCCATTCTGAACATTGACAGTTGCTGAATCTTTAAGATTCGCTGTTTGTTTCTCACAAGACAATGTGTACCATCCTGACAACGATGCTCCTGTTATTGCAACAACACCACTTGTAAGTGTGTATTGTGCAGCAAGTGTTGCATCACTTGGCATTGCGTGTATTTTGATTTCTTGAATTCCACCTACTGATGCTCTGCATCCGATAGGGAAACTACTTACTAATGTACATGCCATTTCTTATTTNGTATTTAAGAATTGGGAGCAGGTTACCCCACTCCCATTTCTTGGTTAATTATTAGATATTTTTGTACTGNACGATTTGNTCTGTGAAGTGATTCGCAACACCAAGTTTGAAGTCCATTACCATTCTAACTTCACGATTGTCTTTTGAATACCAAAGGTCGAAGTTCTGTATGTCATTTTCAAGATCAACACCTGCAATAAAGTTGCTTGTTGTTCCTGCGAAGATACGATGCTTTGCTGCTGTTGGAAGACCTGTTCCGTTGTCGGAATTTAGTCCCGGTACTGCAATAACTTTTACGTTACTTCCCGGATATGTCAATTCAAGACCTGCATTCTCTGCTGCTGTTGGAATGTAGCTGTATAAATTGTCAACCCAAAGTTTATTCAATAACAATCGGAAATCTTCTTGTGAACAGAATACAACTGGATTGTCACCTAAAATTGCGTTAGGAATCTTTTGGAAAATGATTTCCTCAAATATACCACGAACAGTTGACAATGAAATAGATGCTTGTTGTGTTGCTGCTACTGCTGTTGCTGCTGTGTCGATAGTCTTGATGAATCCGTTCATCAATTTNAAGTTNGGATCAGCAGTTGTTGCTGTGTTACCTAACCACAACATTGCTTCAACTTGTTTGTTGATGTATTTTTGAACTCGGTCAGTTACTGCTGTGAAGAACGCATTGTCAATAGAATCTTGTGAATCGTATGTACCTGAATACAACGCACCTGCTTTAAGATACTTCTGTGTGAAATATGCTTCAAGTTCAGAAGGACACCATGACATGTTTAATTTCAAAGCAACTGGTGTGATAGTTGTTTGTGTAACTGTTGTTGTTCCTGATGTGTTGAACGCACATGAACCTCCAACTTGGAAGTTAGCTGTCGTGTCAAGGATAGGAATCTTCATTGCTGATTTGATTCCTGCACGAATATCGATAAGTCCCATTGTTCTTGCTCCAAGAATGGATTTGGTCACGATGTCCGCTTTGTTTTCTTCGGTGTAAGCGGATAGACCGCTTAATGAAAATGTTGGCATAATTTATTTTTTTTAGTTTGTTTTTTTATGAATTATTTTTGTGTGTTCATTCGTTTGCGATACTCCTCTAAACTTTCACGTTTGTTGGTTGGCTCTGACTTCAAGTTTACTGGTAGTTTCTTTACAGATGTTTCGGCAGGTTGTTCGCTGAACTTTAATACCAATGCACTCAAATCTGAATTATAACCTTCCATTACTTCTATCTTGTCCGAAAGTTCTTTTGTTGCTGTTGCAAATTTTTCTGTCATGTTAACAACTGACTGCTCCAAAAGTGATGTCACTTCTTCTTTTGTAAAGTGATGTTCTTTGGTGTGCGTTTCAATAAGTGTTTTAACAGTTGCTGTGTTGTTCTCCATTTCATGTGGTGTCGTTGGCATCCCCTTCTCTTTGTCTTTATATTCTTTCTCTTTGTCTTTTGATTCCACTTCTGCCTCTGCCACTGGTGGTGTAACAGTTACAATGATGCCATCGATAACTTCGATAGTTGCTCCATCTTCCATTTCGTAAACCGCATCAGGTGCAGGTAGTTCTGTTCCATCAGGTTGAAGTATTGTCACTGGCATCTGTACCATTGGCATGTCACCTTCGTAGCGAAGTGTGCTTCCATCAGGTAACATGATGTCTTTGAAATTCAATTTTGTTGGTGACAAATGTTTTTTAACAAGTGTCGCTAATTCTGAAATGAATGTTGCTTTGTCTGCCATGATTAAGTTTATTTAAATTAATAAGTACATATTTTATATGTGTACCATTTTATGAATTACTTTTTGTCAATCTCTTTAAGTTTGTTCTCTGCCCAACTGATGCCACTATCACCACCCCAACAGTCCCACATCAAGCCACCACACCCTTCCGAATAGGGAACATCTTTATATTGCTGATGCCTTCTGAATGCCGACATTCGTGCTATGGTGTCCCTTGTTATTGGCTCACGATTTGCTAATTGGTGACTTCTTGCTTTTCCTGTTGCCTCTCCACAACTTCCCCAGCCGTGTTTGTCAACCCACTCTAATGCTCTCTTTGCATTGTTACTTGCTCCTTGTGGATAGTCGGTGTATGAATCAGCGAAGTTTAGAATATCAAAAATAGTTTGTAAGTGCTTTTCATCGGCATCGACCTCAACCACCTCTGCCTGTGCCTTGATCTCAAAGCCAAACATACCTTCAACGCTGAATCCTTTGAAGATGCCAGTCTTGATGAACTCGTTCCATACCATGTCATTTTCGATGTAATAAGAAAGAAACCAACTTCCATCTGGTGCTTTGTCAAATATCTTCGGTGTGGTGATGCCTCTGCTCGAATCAACGATGAATGATTCTATACAATAGATGCCTTCTGTTTGTGTGTCTTCTTCGTGCATCATGTTCACATTGTTGAACTTGTTGAGCTTCGCCCACTTCTTGACAATCTTTTCAATCACAGGTTTGCGAAACACTACATTGTACTCGCCACGCACATCATCCTTGCGATAGATAGGCATGTCAGCAATCATTGCTGCTCCTGTTATTATTCTGCGTTCTGGTGCAGACACTTTGAATGCAAAAGATTTCTGTGCTTCAAATGTCATCCAATTCTCTTTTATTGCAGGATCATCGACAAGTGCAACATAATCAACACCGCTTTCAGCAGCTTCGTCTTCGTTGATGTCTAATTCATAAGTCATTAATTTTTTCATCTTATTTTATTTTAGTTATTGAAAGTTCATTTGATTCTGCACCACCGCCACCTGTGTCTGTGTTGATGTAATGTCTGATTCTACCACATACACTTGTATTGGTGCAGGTGTTGGTGTGTTTTGATTAGCTACCGTTCCATCAGGATTGAGCAATGTAGATGGTTGTGAATTGCTTGTCGCTGTCGCTGCACCTGTATTAAGGTCAGTTCCTCCACCTCCACCACCACCACCACCAACTCCACCACTTACACTTGTGGTATCGAATTGTGTTGCTGATATTTTTGCTATTGCTGCAAGTGTTCCTGCTATCGACACCCCTGCATAGATAGCACCTAATGGCAATGATGACACACCTGCTGTTGTTGCAAGACCTGCTGCAACACCTGCTGCATAAGCTGTTTGTGCAGCCAAAATGCCTTGAATAATTACACTTGACAACTGCAATGCTTTGTTTATTTTGAATTGCGCCCTCAATGCTTTTTCTTCTTCTGCACCACCTTTCTTTGTGTTGTGCATCTTTATTGTGAATGCCATGTCAGAAAGACTTTGCAACCCTGCATTAAGTTTTAATGCAGTATCAAGTTTTGACTGAAACTCTGCCTGTTGCTGTGCTTTCGCTTGTGCTATTTCTTCCTCTTTCTTTTTCTTGTCTTCTTCTCTTTTTTTATTCTTTGCTTCTGTATCTGCAAAATCTAATGCTTCTAACTCTGCAAAGTAACTTCTTTGTAATAATATCAGCTGCGATTGTAGTTCTGCTACAATTACAACATTGTCTTTATTAGCAAGTAATTGTGCTTTTAGTTCATCTTGATTTCTTTCATATAAAATCCTTAATCTTTCCTGTGCAGTTTTTGCTAATCTTATTTCTTCGTCTTGCTCTAACTTAATAGTTTCATTGGCATACTTTTCTTCTAATTCTGCTATCGCCTTTAACTCATCTTCTTTTATTTTAATTGCCTCTGCTGAATTTGCTTTTGATTTGTCAAGTGCAGTTTTGTCTATTGCATTAATTGCTAACTGAAACCCCGCCCTATCGTTCTTTAATTTAGCCAGACCTTCTTTTGCTTTTACGATAGATTCATTTGCATTCTTTTCAACTTCCTTTGGATCAAAAACAAATTCAGCAATAGTGCTTGTAAAACCTTCCCTTAACCCAAAGTCTTGACCAAACGCTTTCCCTGCAAGGTCAATCGCACCAAGCAATAATTGCAATGGTGCAGTAACAAACATTATTATCCCTTCTAATATTTGTTTGTTTCTTTTCGATGCCTCTATCTGTGATGTCTTTGTTTGCTCCGCTTGTAAGATAGAAATCTCTGCTGCTTTTATTGTTTCGTCTGTTTGGCTAATCTTTATTTTTAAAATATCCTTTTCACTTTTGCCTTGTAGTTTTAATATGTTGTCTTGTCCTCCAATAGCATCTAATTTCTTTTGTTGTATTTTTAGATTTTCATCACTCGATTTATTTAATTTCTTCTGCTCCTCACTCACACCACTTACAGCACCCTTGATGTCATCCCAATAAGCATAGATAGTTCCAAGTGCAATGACAAGCAATCCTATTCCTGTTGCACCTATTCCTGCCTTGACAGCATTCAATGCGCTTACAGCAGATGTCTTAAATGATGCCCATGCTTTCGGCATCTCACTCAATGATGCAAGTCCTGTGCTTAATGCCATTGCACTTTGAACTTTCGCAAGTGTCTTTGTGACTTCTTCTGACTGCGCACCAAACAAACCCATCGCACCTGTAACTGCACTAACTCCACCTGCTGCACTTGCAGCAAATGATGCTAATGCCTGAAACTTGTTTGGATTGGTTGCTTTGATTGCTTCGTTTGCATCGTCAACTTTATCCTTCAACTGACCTGCTGCTGCTGCTAACTTATTAAATGCAGGTGTGCCTTCCCCTGCCTTTATCATTTCATCCTTGATGTCCTTCAAAGATTGCTTCACCTCTTTAAGTGAAGATGCTGCCTCTGAACTTTTGATGATTAAATCTATCGATACTGACTTGTCTGCCATTTTCTTATCTTATAAAATAAACTGTTCCGTTGTAATAAATTTCTAATGTGTCGTAAGCAATCGCCATCACTTGTGTAGCACTACCATCTATCAAGATGCCATTACCATCAACGATAACTGTTGCACCGCCACCTACATTCTTTACTCGTATTGAATCACCTGTGTTAAACAATGTCACATCTAATGTCAATGTCATTGGTGATGTACACTCCCACGTTCCTAAATCATTTATTGTTTGACTTGTTGACACAGCAGTTATGGTTGAGCCACTACTAACTTTCAACCCATTGATGTATGTAACATTTGATTCCGAAATTACAATGTCGTTAGTGTTGATGACAGTAACATTTTTCATACCACCTAATACAGTAACACCACTACTTGCACTTATACAAACTCTTAATGCGTCATTGCCAACAAAATTATTGCTACCATTAACTAATGAACTTTTTGCAGAATGACTGATGTAATTGTCCCTACCTGCTGTCACATTATCTGTTGCATTCGTAGTATCACCACGACCA